AAAGGCGTTTAGAGCATCTGCACTCCGCCAGCAATCAAAGCATCCATCTCGGCGATGTGATTGACAGCTTGATTTAAAAGTTTGCTTTGGTGCCATTGGTGACGCACCATTGCAGTGCATAGCTGTGTCATCGTGCTGATGTCTCTACAGTCTTCAATCTCCCTAATGCTGCGCTCTAACGTCAGTTCTTCTTCAAGGGTTTGTTCAACGATCATCCAATCGAATGGATCGTAAGGCTCGTTTTTCGGAAGCATAAGGTTCCTCCGTCTTAAACCGTATGTAATCACCTATAGCGGGGAACAGCCAGTCCTGCACTGGTAGGCAGGCTTCCCAGTTCACAGGTTGAACGCAATTCATCACGACTGTCGTCCAGAAGGCACTGATATAACCCCAGTTCATCGATCGACAAATATGGCCCAGCCACTTGCTTCACCCTCGATTAAAAATCGTTGGTAAAAAGCATGGCGCGACATTCTGATCAACTCACCAGACTTGGTGGTGTCATGGCCGCCATGCTCCATATTTGGCTTGCCCATAGGGTCCATGGCAATGAAATCATCCTTGTCGTAGCCAATAATTACGCTCCAATGGCCACATCCTTCGCTGTTGCACACTGCTGGATTGCCTTTAGTAAAATCGCCTTTATGCAGCCAACCGGCCATCAGAGGTCTCCCGGCATCGATCTCAATCTCGATGTCCTCCACTCTTACGTTTTGACGAAACTCGGCATCTAATCCAAGCGATCTCAACGCAGACACTTGAGCATGAACCTCTGTAGTGTCGCCGTGCTTTCGACGCACTTTTCTGTAAGCGCCTTGGCTTTGAACAGCTCGGTGAAACGCAGCAACCATTGCGGCAGCAGAGTCAAAGCATTCCCGGTAGCCATAGCCAGTAAGGCTATCTAGTTGGTTGTAATACGGAACGCCATAAACCTCTTGGTGGATGCCGCTTGTTTTCCACATCTCAAACCATTCGGCCTCGTCGTTAAGTAGATCTTGGTCAATGGACTTTTCCAGCTCTGCAATCGCAGCCAATTGATGGGGATCGCCTTTTTTAAAGAACTGAAAGAAGGGGAGGAGCGAAAGCACAACTATGACCCAAACCCACATTTACTTTTCAACGCGCTCTCCAGGAAAGAGTAGGTCTTGCACATATTTGCAAGCAACGTCATCTAATTGGTTGTCAGTTTGCTCGCTGATCTTGATCAGACAGTCCATCAGCAGCTGTTTTACAGCCTTTGATTTGATGAAGCTGAACAGAATTGGCTTTAGAAGTAAAACCATGACGGCACTGTGTGTGCCGAAAGTCTAAGTCCGATTCGCGTGTCCTTCCAGTCGTGCAACATTCTGCTCTAGGTCTGAGATTCGAGCGAATAGCTCCTGGTCCCTAACCCTCAGATCAGCGTGGAGCACATCCATTCGTGACGCTAAATTATCGACAGCACTCGTGAGGCGTACCAAAGAATCTCTTCCATGCTGTGTCTCACGGCTGGCACCTTTGATACCAGAAGCAGCCACGCCTATAGACGCACCAGCAACAGCAGCCCAGATTTCAACCACCATTCGACCTATAGCGTGAACTCATCATGGCAGAAGAACAGGTTAAGCAGGAGCACGAACCAGAATCAACAGCTTTGGCGGATTTTGTAAAACTGGCTGTTTTGACATGGTCGATTGTGATGCTCAGCCTTAACTACCTGGGCTATGTCAAAGCCATGGACCCAACATTCCCTGCTTCCTTGCTTACTGGAACCATGACCAGCTTTGGCGTCAACATTAAACGCGCCAATGGCAAGAAAAAAGATGAGCCGCCTACAATCGCAGAACAAACACCCACTACGTCTAAACCCAAATGAGACGTTTTCTCTTTGTATCGTGCCTAACATTCTTTGCGATAAGTCCTGCTTCGGCAGACATTACGCACGCTATCAAGTCTTCAATTTCACTAACTGTTGATGGTACTCCTCCTGTGCTGGGGACACTTACTTCCGGGACTGCTCTTGGGTACACTCCTGGTGCTTACAGTATTACTACTGCTGGTGACAGCTTTTCGTATTCAGAGTCGTACATAGAAGGTGATGACGTTCCGGCCGTACTTTCAACAACTGTTACGGCAGGTGTCGTTCCAGCACTACCTATATTTGGAAACACAACAACAACTGCAGGCGGTGTAGCAGGCACTCTGGCGGGGACAATTGCTACAGATGGTGCATTAGCAATTACGGCTGGTGGTGCTGGCACTACGGCAATTGGCCAAGTTATTCAGGAGCTAACTATCAAGTGAAAATCCTGCTGTTGTTGCTTTTGGCTGCCCCAGCGGCAGCCGTACCAATCGTTCCTAACTTTCAGCAAGGAACACTTTCCAGCACAACAAAGACAACATCAAAGGTTATTGAAGTCATTAACTCTTACGAATATCGCACGGGTTATGAATACACAGCTAGCGGCACAAATATTCAGCCTTCTGGCGGGCTTGCTCCACAAAGCTTGACGACTACCACCAATACATTGAACGGTGTTTCAAGCAAGTGGACTGGACTTGATCCTGCATCTAGACCAACATGGAGCATCGTTAAGCCAGGCGCTGCTTTCTCCATAGTTGAGACTCTTTCTGGACCAGGGCTTACAAATCACACGATCATAAATAGAGAGACTGACATCGAATCACTTACAGAAACCACCAGCACCTTTACCCAATGAAGCGTGTCCTAGCAGCTTTGCTGTTATTCACTGGGCCGGTAAATGCTCAGGTTAGTAGTACAGCAGCCCCCGTTGCGAATAGTTCGGGCTCAGTGACGAATCAATCCGTGCAGGTGGTCCCGAGCAGCACTTTTAGCTCTGTGATTAACGGCGTTAGCTGCCAAGGGGCAAGCTTGACGATTAACCCTTTTCTTAGTTCAACCACTGGCTGGTCTGATCCGTATGAACGCTATTACAACGAGCCTGTCTATGACACGCTTGACATTACTGGTGCGTTTGATCCAGAAGGCAATCCCGTTCCAGATGGCAGACCAGACAATCCTGGTCGCGTGCTTTTCAGAAAACCAGTAAGGACAGGGCAGAAGACAAATTTCTCAGTCAATGGCGGCATCACTGCACAGATCTCAATCCCACTAGATCGCAGTCATATCCGCACTTGCCGCAAAGCAGCAGAAAAGCAAGTCGAGTTGATGGAAGCAGCCTTGGCTGATAAAAGGCTTAACTACGAGCTTGCAAGACTTAAAAATTGCGCTGAACTAATGCAAAAGGGCATCAGTTTTCACCGCAGGTCGCCCTACAGCAAGATCTGTGCCGATGTCGTCTTAGTTAATCCGCCTGGTGTCTTGCCGCCCCACACACATTCAATCCCTACTTCTTCAAAGAACGCTGAAACTTCCGACGCTGCCAAGCTGACTCAACAACAGTCTTCTTCCCAAGCTTCTCCTTAATCTTCTTGATCGTCTTTTTGACAAGAGGCTTGATCACCTTCAGCAAAATATCGCCTAATGGTTTGGCTAGAACTGCCGCTGTTGTTGCGACAACCGCAATCGTTGCAGTCGTGACCACAACAGGCGAGCCAGGTAAGTGGTTGCCGAGAATCGCTGGTATGTCCAACGATTTGAATTGCGGTTTACATTCTCCATCGACACGCTTATAGCCAGTTATGACAGCAGTCTGAAGCTTATTTTTAGCTCCAATAGGTATTGCGTCTGGTGGCGGACATGGCAGTTCCGTGTCTAAATTTGAAATGTCAGCAGGTGCAGCTGCTGGCGGAGGGGACTTTACCGGTTGCTGGGAGGCTGCCGGTTTTTCTTTTGGGTTTATTGCTGGCGGCTTGGCTGATCCATAAGTCAACGTGCCAGGCGTAAAGTCCAATGCAGCAGGAAACGATGGCATCGTTCCGTCACAGACAACAAAGTTGCCCTTTGGGTCTGTCGTATAAGCATCTGCATTCCCAGGTTGAGTATTGCGTGTCTCAACACAGCCAGGTATTTCCGCAACCGGAAAACCCAGCATCAAAGTGATTGGCGGTTCTTGCGGAATGCTTTGCGGCGGGATACTTCTCCACGTGGGTATTTCTGGAACGCCAATACGTCCCACACCAATCTCAGGTATTTCAGGCACCTATTAGAACGGTGACTTAGGTAGCTCGAATGCAGGCTCAATGACAGGGCCTGTTGCTGTTGGCAGTTCAGGCATCACGTCATCAATCTGACCTGGCACCATGTCAGTGACGAGCTTGGTTAGCTCAAGCTTTAGCTCACTCATGTAATACTTCGTCAGTGATGGGATCCTGGTGTAAAGCACCAACGTTCCAACAACCATTGCTCCAGACATCAGAAATGCTGTAGCGCCGAGCAGGTTAAAAACTTTTTGCATGATGATCCTAGATAAAACAAAAGGCCCCCTTGCGGGAGCCCCTTGTTGGTTCGTGTGAGAAACCTAAGCTAGTTATAGCTCAGAAAGCCCACTTCACGCCAAGCTTGGTTCCAACAGAAGGATCATCTTCTGCAGTGATGAAGCTCAGCTCGCCATAGATGCCAACGTTTTGGGCTACTTGGACGTTTCCGCCAACTTTGCCGGACAGTTCAAACTCAGAATCGCCACCGTCAGGAGCAACCAAGGCTGGACCGCCCTGCAGGTAGTAACCGTAAACGCCGTCAGAACCTTCAAAACCAACGTGGAAATCTGTTACAGATCCGGCGTAATCTCCGCCCGAATAACCGCCGTTATTCTCTACGTTGACATAAGGGCCTGCCAAGGCAGCTGAACCAGCGAGAACACCAGAAACAGCTACTGCGAATGCTTTGATCATTTGTAGAAGGAGGTGAGTTTTCTTGAGCCAGATTAGCTGGCCCAGTCAATGGACAGTTTTGAATCTGTTCCTTAATTCTCATCCGTTCCAGGAAACGTTGAGAAGTGACGTTTATGCAAGCCGGTGTAAAGACCACGCTTTGGATGGTCTGCTCTGTCTCTGCCCTCAAGCTTATAAAGCATGTCGAGCCAGACAATGCGATTATTCTGACTCTCAATGTCCGTAGCCCCGTAGGACGCAGACATCATTGGATCAGGTCTTTGCATCAGGCGGCCCAGGGTAAGCCAGCACCTGTTGTTGGTGTGCGCTTTTCCGTCAGCTGATTGTCCAAAGCAGTTTGGATTTCAGTCACCTTCTCTGCACCGCCAAGTGCAGTTTGCAGCCAAGAAATTGCTTGCGCCTCAGTCACATCGTCATAAGCGATCATGTCGTCAGCATCAGGTGCTTCAAGACCGATTGAGCCATACGCCCCACTGGAATAAACGCCGTCTTCAGTCTCTGCTGTGACGGTGTAGTGGAGCGTACTGATCACTCCGGTTTGAAGAAGTCTGTCGCATTGACCGACTTTCCATGTGTAGGTGTTTGCCATGATCAGGCTTTACCTGCTGTGATTGCGGAATTTAAAGGCTCAAGGTCTTCTGTTGTCCAGTAGTCCTTGGCAACCATCAGCTCCAAGTGCTCGACATTGCGAGCAACTGTTGCTGTTTGATCAGCATCACGAGAAGACAGAGCCATTAAGTCAGTGATGACAGTGACGGAATCAAGAGCTGCAGAATAGTTTTGAGCTATTTCTGCAGCAGTTGGCGTTTCAACAGACATGACAGGTCTAGGAGAATGATGCGAGTCTACGCGCTCTTCAGCGCAGCGACCTCATTCTGCAACTCTTTAACCATAGCCGTCAACTCTTGTACGGCATTTACCAGCACAGGAACCAGATGCTCACCTTTGTATTTGAGGTGATCAGCGTCTTCGGTGTCAATGATGACTGGGTTGTCACCTTCTAAGGCAAGGATGTCTTGCGCTTTGAATCCATAACGTACATCACCATCTGGTGTTTCAGTGTCACGATCTACCTTGAACTGATAGGCAGTTGGCTTGAGTTGATTAACAAAGTCCAGACCATACGGTACTGGAGCAAAGTTCATCTTATCGCGTTCATCTGATGTAACGGTCCAAGATACTTTGACGTAGGCATTAGTGATTGATGTATGACCTAAAGCTAGACGGTTGTTTTCTGTTGTTGTGGCAAACACTGGTCCATAAGACCCATTGCTGCTTATAAAACCAATGCCAATATTACCGGATCCAGTGGTGTTTGAGACCATAGCTGAGTATCCGAGGGCTACATTAGCTGTACCAGTGGTGTTGTTATAGAGAGTATCTCTTCCAATAGCTGTGTTTGTATTGCTAGTAGTGTTTGAATAGAGGGCTTGGTATCCGAGGGCTACATTACTAGCACCAGTGGTGTTGTTACGAAGAGCGTCTAATCCGTTAGCTACATTGTTGTTTCCAGTGGTGTTGTTGAGGAGAGAATTTAATCCAGTAGCTGTGTTATTAATACCAGTGGTGTTGCCAAAAAGGGCCTGATATCCAGTAGCTACGTTTGAATTACCAGTGCTGTTACTACGAAGAGCCCTCCATCCTGCAGCTGTATTGTAATTACCAGTAGTGTTGAGTAAGAGTGCATCCATCCCGTAGGCTGAGTTATCTCCGCCAGAAGTGTTGGAGTAAAGAGCTTGAAACCCGCAGGCTGTATTATTAGTACCAGTGGTGTTAAAACGAAGAGCACTGACTCCGTTGGCTACGTTGTGATAACCCGTGGTGTTGGAATAGAGTGCAAAATATCCGACAGCTACATTATTGCTGGCAGTGGTGTTGCTATATAAGGCTCTTGCCCCGTATGCAACGTTGTAGTTCCCAGTTGTATTGACACGCAAAGCGTTATATCCGCTTGCTACGTTTTCAGTACCAGTTGTGTTGAAACGTAGAGATTGTATGCCAGTGGCTGTGTTTTCAACACCAGTGGTATTAGAAAGAAGAGAATTTTCCCCGGCAGCAGTGTTGCCTTGACCCGTGGTGTTGTTATAAAGAGCTTGATATCCGCTAGCTGTGTTGCTATAACCAGTGGAGTTTAAAGCAAGAGCTTGGTACCCGTTAGCTACGTTGCTATGACCAGTGGTGTTGTTATAAAGAGCTTGGTATCCAGTAGCTGTGTTGTAAGCACCAGTGGTATTGCTGATTAAACCTTCAAATCCAAAGGCTGTGTTGTTACCGCCAGTGGTGTTTAAAGCAAGCGAATTGTATCCAGTAGCTGTGTTACCACTCGCAGTGGTGTTGCTTAAGAGAGCTTGTCTTCCAACGGCTGTATTATTACCGCCAGTGGTGTTGGAAAAGAGAGCATGGTAACCGTTTGCTGTGTTGTAAGCACCAGTGGTGTTCGTATGAAGCGCACCAGCACCTTGTGCTGTATTACTAGCGCCTGTCGTGTTACTTTTTAAAGCTTTATTGCCAACTGCAGTATTTTCAGATGCTGTAGTGTTTAGAGTTAGTGCTTCATTTCCAACAGCTACGTTGTAACTACCAGTGGAATTTGTAAAGAGTGCCTGATACCCACTTGCTACGTTTTTATCACCAGTAGTGTTGCTATAAAGAGCATTGACCCCGCTTGCTACATTACTAGAGCCAGTGGAGTTGAGGACTAAAGCTTGATACCCTATAGCTGTGTTAAGAGTACCCGTAGTGTTTTGCTGTAGAGCACTTTTCCCGTTAGCTGTATTGCCACCGCCAGTAGTGTTGGTATACAGAGCTTGAAATCCGGTAGCCGTATTATTAGTACCAGTGGTGCTGTAATACAGCGCATACATTCCACTAGCTGAGTTATAACTACCAGTGGTGTTAGTATAAAGAGATTGCATCCCAATGGATGTATTGAAAGTACCTGTAGTATTGGAATAGAGAGCTTTAAAACCGTGGGCTGTGTTGTTAGAAGCAGTGGTATTTGAATAAAGAGAACCTATCCCGTAAGCTGTATTGTTATCAGCAGTGGTGTTTGATGTAAGAGCGTTTACTCCGCTAGCAGTGTTGTTACCACCAGTGGTATTAGAATAGAGAGCACTGGATCCGCTAGCTGTGTTACTAGCACCAGTTGTATTGGAATAAAGAGCTTGATGACCGCTAGCTGTATTATCACTAGCAGTGGTATTGGAATAAAGAGCTTGTCGTCCGGTGGCTGTGTTTCTAGAACCAGTAGTGTTTAATCGAAGAGAGTTGAGTCCGCTAGCTGTGTTGAGAGAGCCAGTGGTGTTCGCCTTGAGGGAACCTGCCCCGACAGCTGTGTTGTAATTACCTGTGGTGTTTGCACCGAGGGGGCTATCTCCACCGATAGCCGTGTTGTAATCACCTCCGGTATTAGAAGAGAGAGCATTTAATCCTACAGCTGCGTTGAAAGTACCATTGGTGTTTGCATTCAGAGCACTACTACCAACCACCGTATTACTTGAAACGTTACCCGCACCACGGCCAATCGTTAGTGAGTTGATGGTTGCGTCTGCAGTAAACGTGGCGTTGCCACTTGAATCGATTCTGAGTCGCTCACTTGCACCTGTAGATATATAGAAATGATTTCCGGAAACTGTACCAATCTCTGCAACATTAGCGCTTATCGCAGCATTAAGCATACGAATAACAGGAACGGTTGCTCCATCCGTAGCTGGTACAAACGCAATGCCACCATTCCCAGACGGTGCTTTAACATTAAGGCGGAAATTGTTGTTAACTCCTGTCGTACCTACGTTTAGATTGCCCGAGCTGTCGATTGCCATCCTCTGTGTAGTAGCCGTAGCAAATACCAAAGAATCCGTATTATTTTGATACTGAATATAACCTCTATAAAAGTCACTTCCACTTGCTCCATCACCCATCAAAATACTACAATTGCCGGTAGTGGAAGAGGCAAGAGCCATTTCACCATTACCTGAACCGTGTGTTCCGATTTGTAGTGCTCTAACTGGACTCGTAGTGCCAATCCCACAATTTCCAGTCGTCAATACATTCTGACTACCAAAATTAGGACTTACTTTAGTACCAGCGATCGCTGCAGATGCGTTAACATCAGCGTTGACGATAGACAGATCAGAGATATTTGACGATGTAACAGTGATATTCGACGGTAGTGCTCCTGAAGAAAGTTTACTCAGGCTTATAGCAGCAGATGTACTAATATCGGCATCTACAATAGTGCCATTCACAATATTTGATGATCCTATAGTAATTGTGGAAGGTAGTGCTCCACTTGCCAATTTGTTTAGAGCAATAGCTGCAGCGGAATTAATGTCAGCATTGACGATTGTCCCGTCAAGAATCATCGTGCTTGTGACCGTTCCAGTATCTCCTACAGTTACAACGTTGCTGCCACCAACAGAGACATTCCCGCTGCTATCAATAACAAGCCGTTGCGTTCCAGCCGTCGCAAAGCTCAGCTCATCTGCACCACTTCTATAAATACCAGTATTGCTATCAGAATTAAATGCAAACGCAGGTGCAGCAGCGCTGCCATCCCCTGCATTTTCCAATAAATCCGCAATCGTCACCTTCTTGGTAACGTCGTTCACCAAATCGACAATCGGCAAAATATCTGAACTGGCCGGATCGACGTATGCCGTCAGGTCCGAAATCTTGACGTTTGCCATGACTGTCGATGCTTTAGCTTAATTTTAAGACCAAGTGCCAATTGCCACTCGTTTCCAAGTGTTCGTGGCAGTGCAAACGTAGATGTAGTTTGCATCCCATGCCACCTCACCCAACGTTCCAGCAGCCGTAGCTGATGCAGGAGTATGAGTTGGCAAAATAGGCCGTGACCCTAACGTCACATTTGCGGCAGTGATTGCCGCCATGCTCGTTAACGTCCCAGCAGCCTGGACCTGTAGGTCGATCTTGCCGTCTTCTGTCGTATCAACTGGGTCGACAATTGACGCCTCAATCTTGGCAAACTGAATTTGCTCAGGCGTTCCAGCACCGTTATTGCCCTGGAAAATCAACGCACTTAGTGCATCAGCTGCTTGACCAACAGCACCATTGCGGTGGTGATACAACGTAATGTCACCAGCACTAACAGCAACGTTTTCCTTTGACTCAAGGAATAACGCTGTGTTTTCTACTGATTCGGTGATGTGGAGCGGATGAGCTGGGGCAGCTTCACCAATGCCAACCTTGTTGCCAAACAGACGGATCCGTGTCGCAATAGACCCGCCCGATGCGGTCATCAAATCAAGAGTGCCATCCTCTGATCCGCTAGTTGGGTCTTGGATTTGAGCAAGGATCTGGGCATACGCCTGAGCGTTGCCTGCATCATCCTCTCCGCGAAACTCAAGATTGCCAAGATTGTCATTGGCAGCAGGTGACGCAGAGTTGCGATACAGCACAACATCAGGTGCCGTATCTAGGCCAGCATCAGTGTTCTCAATAATGACTTGATCAGTCGTATCGGTACTAAACAGATGCAATTGAGCGGCAGCCGTTCCAGTGCCTAGCTGAAAGCCAGTCGCCGTAATCTTGCCGATGTTGGTCGAGTTGGCACTAAACGCCAATTCATTCGCACCAGAGCGATATAACCCTGTTGCGCCGCTATCTGACAAAAATGCAACAGCAGGGCCAGCTTCCGTTCCATCAGGCAATGCCTTATGAAGCGTGCCAAACGCAACCTTTTTGTTTTTTAGCGCGTTGTTAGCCTCAGCAGTAACAACGATTGGGAATACGTCTGCAGTAACAGGTGCGGTGAGTTCTGTTAGCGCAGAGATTTTGCGGTCAGACATCAGCCAGCCTCCAGGGTTTCAACACGGGCCGTCAAAGCAGCAATCTCAGCGAAAGCCTCTTGCAGTCCTTTCATCAACAATGGCACCAACATATCCTTGCCAACACCCATGTATTCAACATTGCCATTTTCATCAACGCTGTCTTCCATTCCCATCACTGCAGAAGGAACTACGGCTTGAAGCTCCTGAGCAATAAAACCTTCCTCGTAGGTTTCAGTGCTGATCATGCGGAAACGGTGCATCTGAATCTGATTGATTCGAGACTTGGCCTCCGGCATGTCAGTAATGTTGTCTTTCAGCCGACGGTCTGAAGCGTCAATTAAAGAAACGTCTGTTGCGCTGATAATTCCAATTCGTCCAGCTTGTGTGCCGTTTGAACGAAACTCAACAACAGAGCCAAGCTGCGTTCCGCCTGAGCCAACTCTGTTAAATACGCCGGAAAAGCTGTTGTTACATGTAACGCGAATGCGGCCGCGTTTTGAAATAATTAATCCTTCGTTTGTCGTGTTATTTGAAGCCGTGGGGTTGGTTTGCATCCCCCAGTACAAAGACGGTCCGTCTGCAACGCCGTCAGCGTCAGTGCCGTTGTCTTTACCGATTGAAAAAAGCGTATGGTCAGCGCCGCTGAATTGAGTTACATAAGCAACAGCGCCAAGAGATGAACGGTAAAAACCGTAATCAGGACCGTCAGTGCCAAACGTTACGGATGGAGCAGCCTCGCCACCTGCAGGAAAAACAATTCCACCGCTAGTTATGGAACGCAGTGAAATCCAAGCACTGTTTGCGCCATTGCGAATCTTCAGCTCGCCTGCAGTAGTGTCAACCCAAAACTGATACGCAAACGTGGTGGAGGGAGCGGTGCCCCCGCTGTGGTTCGTAAATACCGCTGCAAGCTGTGTATTGATGTCGCTACGAACGGCGGATCCACTCCCATTCGCAACATTGCCGTCAGCTTGAGCCATGATTAATTCAGCTAAGGGGTCGTTGGCTGTAGTGTGCCATATCCAGTCGCAGTATATCTAAACCTGCGGCTAACGACTTGATCGCCATCGAATGAAGTTTTGAACGTAACGCTAAAACCAGTAGCAGTCGCTTCAGACATTTCAAAGTAATCATCAGTCTGCATGTCATAAGCGACAATGCTGACAGTAACCTTGGTGTCAGCATCGACATAGAACGGATACTCAAAAGCTACGTCTTTCGTTCCTTCCCCAGAGTAGATAAGTTGGCTGCTTTCAACTCTACGCTCCAGTTGTATTAAACAACCTAGTTGATCAATCAACGGCGTCTGATCAGGGTGGAACGTTTCTAGTTCCGCCTTGAACTGGAACTGCCTGCCAACGTAGTTTCCGTTTTCAAGAGGAATCCAATCTTCAAATTCTAAGTTAGAGTTAAGTTTAATTTTGCTAGCATCTTCAAGCTGAAGAGAAAACCCATCTTCTGTAACTTGATACTCATCAACAGATGCGTTGTCTGTCTTACGGAAATAAACACTGACGTTTGTATCATCCGGGACCAGGCCGTCAAAATCAGTCCAATTGTTAATAAGCTCAGTCCTACTATCAATCAAATCACTTGTGTAAATACCACGCATCAATAATCTTCTCTTTAAAAGAATGCTGTATTTTGCGCCTAAATCCAAGGTTTTTGCGAAATGATATACCCCTGACGTATTTTGCGTTCCAATAAAATCAACTGACGTTAAGTTGTCAAAAGTGCCGCTAATGTCATCAATAAACGCATCCCCGTCAAGAACTAGCCCATCCAAATCGTCGTTGTAATAAACACCATCTTTTTGGCCTTGGAACTCAAACGGATCTTGATGTTCATTGATAACTTCTAAATTAAACCTTGGTATTCCATCAGGCAGGTTAATGATTGCAATAATTGCGTTTTGACTTCTTATGCCGGTCTTGGTCTCAAATTTAACGAGGTACGTGCCCTCGATTAAAGGCAAGCTGACGTAACCAGCCCTGGCCTCAACGGTACGCAACAAGGAACCATCAGCCCAAGAAGCAGGGTTAGTTGTGCTTGTTTTGTCTGAATGACGAACAACCGCCGTCAAATTTAAAATATTTCCACCAATAGAAGGAACGTTCCAGCGAAGAACGGCTTGGTCTTTGCCTACCGCTTCAATAGTGACATTTTCTGGATCAGGCGGCAGTGTCTGGCTCGTCAAGCCATCGACACCTGTACTAATGTCAGGCGAACCAATCGCAACAGTTAGCGTTGCAAACACCGATTCTTTGTTGTTTGGTGCCGGACCAACTGATTTAACTTGGCCAAAGAAAGTTGCACCAACAGGCAAGCCATCGATATTGATATACGTGTTTGTTGTCTCTGCTTCAATATCGTTTCCACTACCTACCCTGTAGCGAACTTTAAATTTAACCGCAGTGGCCTCTAGCCCTCTGCTCCAAGAGAACGTGGTTCTGTTAACTGTATTGTCGTTTTGACTAATCTCTGCAAAAGTAACCTGCAGATCTGTTGGCGCGTTTGGCTTTTCATCAAAAATTGAAATGTCGGCAAAATCAAGCTGTGAATCTTTTCCTTCAACAACGCTGTAAACGTTATCTACATGCTGAACTCCAGTAATTACATAAACGCCGCCCTCGCCTTCTCCTACAGAAAGGCAACGAAACTTTTGGTTTTCAACGCTGTTGTTTGAAATCGTGTAGACCGCATCATCAGCTGGAATCTGGGAAAAAGAGCTAGAAACGTTAATCCGAGTGCCAACAACACTACTGATTGGTTTTGCTTCAACCGTTCCATCAGGCAAGACAACTGTCAAAACGTTGTTGCTGCCAGAAGGCAACGTGATCGTTTGGTCGCCTATGACAAAATCAAACTCCGCTCCAGCAACACGCCCAGCCAATCGAGCGCCTTGACGCATTGCGTCCGACACGGCAAAGATCTGCCCAGGCAATACCGCAAGACCTTCTAGGCCAACGGAAAACGACACGATATTGCCGTCAACCTCTTCTGACGTAAGAATCCATCGACCCATCCTCTGGGCCTGGTATTTAGATGTGCAGCCAAACGCCACAACATCACGCTCTTGGAAGCCGTACTTATCGATTAAGGCCCTGTTTTCAATAATTACATGGTCTGGCTTGTAAAAATTGTCTGGATCGTTATACCTAACAGTGACCCGCGTGCTGCGTGTTTTAAGAGATGATCCGCTGTATTCAAAGCCTCCACCAACAACACTTGAATTATTAAAAACATGAACAGGGTCAAGAACACTACCATCTAAGTTGCCGTGATCTGCTGCGACCTGTACGGTGTCAGACTTCCAGTAGATCATCCCGCGAAATACGCTGGCTAGATCTTGCAAGACGTTGTAAGCATCAGCCCGTGAACCAATCACAGTGTTGATTGCAAACCTAGGCTCTGTGCCTGCCGCAGGATTTGAAAAGTCTTTATTGATAAGCTCATTAGCGTATTTAGACAGTTCAATTAAATCAATCCAACTTACATTTGCAGCGTCAATAAAATCACCCGCTCCATAACGAGCGTTGGTAAGCATGTCGTAAAAACAACAAATGGGGCATGTTGTCCAATGCAATCCATCCTTTAATTGCCCATCAAAAGGAATAGTATTGTTGTATTCCAAGCTTCCGTCAGCCCGAGGCGTGGCATTGCTAGGAATTTTGACTTTTAACCCACGCACTTGATACGCTCGCTTAGGCAATGTGTTAAAAAGCTCTGAGTCAATACTTGAAGCGATACAAGCTGTATTTGCGTAGTTAACTTTAACGTTTGTTCTTGCAATAATAGAAGACCAAACAAGCGTGTCTGCGCGAGTATTTGCAAGCGGTGTTTTTTTAGAAATGTCTTCAAAGTCATTAATTTGCACTTCAAAAGCATCTTCCCGGTTTTTAAACCGCTTTTTTCTTACTCTAATGTTGTAAGGACCGTTGCCAAACTTTCGCTCGTCTAGCTTTATTGGTTGTGTTTTTATCTGATAGTTAGAAGTAGATATTCCTTTGATTATATTGCCGTCAGTGATCCCATCGGTGGTCAATAGATCAATTGGTTGATAACCTCCTTTACTCCCTTGAACTGCAACTTCAAATTTTATTTGTGCAAAAAACAGCTGCCCCTTTGCAAGACCCTCCATCCCCTGGCAGTAAAGCTTAGGAACAGTAAAAATTAATTGAATATCGTCTACAAACGAATCTGTAATTGTGCGAACAACTACACCTTGGCCATAATCTCGGTCTGTTACTTTGTTTTCTGCGTCAACTGTTTCGCTGTAATTTGCTCCAACCTGAACGCCAACATTGATTAATGTCGTAACATTATCCTTAAATGCAGTTTGATCGCTAAACGGAGGCTGCTTAGGCATTCCGTTTTTAAATTCAAAATCGTACGTTCCAGCTCCCTTTCCCGGCACCTCCGTTTCGTCTAAAAAGATGCTGCTTCGGCTTTTTGTTAATCCTTCAATTGGGCCTTCGCCTATGATGTCGACGACATGAAGATTAGTTTTAGAGTTGAGAGCCATTCCTAGATCAAGTCGTAGCCGTAGCCAATAATAGTCAACTTTGTTCTGTTTACTGTCTCTGCATCGACAATCTCAACCCTTAGGCGAAGGTCATCGGTCTTGCCTGCTCTTGGCACTTCAAATCGATGACCGTAAACCAAAGTTTCGTTGGAGTGAAAAAGTCCTTGAACTGTAACGCCTGCACTTGCCCCCGTAAAATTTGGCTCTCCAGGTCGCTCAAGCACAAGCTTGACTTCATAACTTATGAACCCAGGTATTTCGGTAGAGCCTGCCCCTGAAATCCTGTCAAACAAACCGCCTTCTATTTTAAAAATTACGTCAATTTTTTTACGCTTATTGTTGCCTTTTTTGTATTTTAAATTGTCATTTGAAATAGAACGTCCTTCCTCAAGCGTTTTTTCTAAACCTGGACCAAACCCTTGGTCAATCTTGACTTTTTTGTCATTGTCAGTTGTTCTGATTTTGTATTCAGGTCTTAACCTTTTTGTGTCCAACCCAGCCGCAGAATTAAACGCCCTCTTAAGACGCTCACCATTAATTGTTGTTCTGCTTACATCTGGTGCAACAATCGTTTTTGCTAAACGATCTGAATCGTCAGTTACCTGAAGGTCGACAGCCATAAGATGACCGCCAGTAATTACTTCCCCATAAATTACAGGGACAGTCGCGCCCGTCCCAACGGTGTTTGCAGGGCCTGAAAACCCATAAGACTGCTGACCGTCTGCACCACGAGTTACGCCTTGCGCCCCAGTGCCTCTAACGTTTGTGCCGTTATCAAACCGGTTGTTGCCAAGTTTTGGCATTTCTGGTTGCGGCGAAATTAAATTCGCCACCCCGCTAAGAATCATGCTTGCGCCAACAGCACTTAATGCTGTGCCAATTGTTGTTGCAGTCAAAACAGCAGTAGTGGAAATACCAGCTACACCAGCCGCCCCAGCTCCAAAAAGCCCTACCGTTCCAAACAAACCAGCGCCAGGTAACAAAAACGAAGCCGCAACCAAGCCAACGCCAAACAAAATTTGACGCGTTGATCCGCCACTACCGCTAATCACCGGCACAAGCATCATCGGCTTGCTGCCAAACGGCAAATGCAATTCGTCATATCCCATCGCCGCACCAGACTGAATTAGCTTGTAGCCAATCCCATTTTCGTGCGCTGTTACCAGATCTTTCTGCAGCTGCGGATAGTTGACGCACAGCAGTTTGATCGCATCTGCTGGTGTCCTTAGGTTGTAATACTCGTGTTGTGTGCCGTATTTATCGCCCAGCTCACCGGCTAACATCACCAGTTGCATAGCGATAGACGGCGGCAACGCTCTGCCTATAGTACCGCCCAAATGGTTCCACCGCACTGATGCTATTCATGCGCTGGTGCAAAATTCGATCGCCAGTTAGATAAACCGCTGCGTGCATTGGCGTCCTAGTGCCTAACCGCATAATCAATACGTCGCCTTCTTCCCGATCGTCAAAATCTACAAGCACAAAACCAAGCGTTTTGGCATAACGAAAAAAAATGCTATCGGTAGACTCTAAATTTTTTGGCCTTTCAAAGTCAGGAAAGTCAATGCCACGCAACGCGTAATAATCACGCAACAAGCTATAGCAATCCTGCGTTCCATACGCAAACTCCTTGCCAATCAAGGGTAAATAGTTGACCATAAATTGTCTGGCACGGAATACACGTACCAAAGCAGCTTACTTTGCCTACATGCCTTGCGATCACACTCGCTTGGTGACGTACCCTTTGGATGAGAATGCACAATTGCTTCAATCGTTCCAGCGAACATAGCCTTGGCATAATCGTGCGGGTCAAGCACAAAATGTTGTTGTGGAGCGTCAGCAATGTTCTTGCACGGCCAATAGGCACCATCAACAACTAGGCCAACAGCTTCACGCGGCATTTCTGCCTGTGCGTGTTTTATTGCATCAAGCCTGAAGTCTTGCTCCAATAAAGCCTCCAAACGGAATTGCCTCAGCACCATCACCTTTATTGTCCTCAAATCTTTTTCTGCAACTGCTCAGACGCTTACCGCAAACGTCATTGGCCTCCAACGCTGTTGACTCATCATCTATATCAAAGAAATTAGATCCGTTATAGCCGCACTCTGCGCCTTTGTACTTCCAAGGACAAAACTCATTAACAGTTCGCCTAGGCAATTGAAGGTTTATTAAATCAAGCCTTGCTGTCAGCTCAAACTCGACAAATTGCAAGTTTTCCGATGCGACCCGATCGATGTACCACGTCTCAACAGACTTTGCGTCTGGGTCAGCAGTGTCGTTGCCGCTTACACCAATAATAAAATTGGCATTTTGTTGAGTCACAAGCAAGTCGTCGCCTTCTGTCAAAATTAATTGCGGGCCAAAATTAACAGGGTCTAAAAACTTTTTAAATGTACGGATCCGCCTTACTTCTGCTTTTAATGGATTTACTGTAAGAAGAAGTGAACTTATAGCGTTATTAACGTTTGCTACTTTTAAACTTGGTCTTGGCAAAGTACCTTTTGCCGAAAACGCAAAACCATCAACCTCAACAGGAGCTGCAGGGTAAATTTTTCCATCAAATACAACATTTTCAACTAAATTATTTGTTCCGGCGTGATAATACAAAACGCTGTCTGATCCGTTGACCGCTGATGTCAAATGAACTTCAAACAAATCAATAACAGCAGTCGGCGCTAGCTTTTGAAGCTGGTCGGAAAGAGGCTCAAACGCTTCCCACGTAACTTCGTTGTCGACAACAGTATGAGTAATCTGTCGCGGAAAGACTGGCTCGCTTTCGTCTGACGTACCAGCGACAATGCACTTAAATGCAAGCGTTAGGTTTTGCGAAACAGACGCACGAACAACGTCGTTGACTAAATAACTTTTATTGGCCTCCCAGGCGTGGTCAGAGATTGGGTAACTCATTACGCCTCAAACACTTGGACAAAAGTAGCCGTTATGTTGAAAAGGTTTGAATACGGCATCGTCTTAGTCCAGTTTGCACAAACCCATTTATAAGTAGTTGCCTCGTCTGGTGGCGACCAATTAAATGATTCAACACCTGCTCTAGCTTCCAAAAAGTCTTCAATCGAGTTTGCGTCAGCTGTTGTTCTGTTTTGCCAAGTCAAACTCCATGTTTTGGGATCTTGGTTAATTCCAAAGGCAGCACGTTGCGAATATCCTGAACCAAATTGAATTGAACGCACTTTTGGTTGCGCCGCTTTTGAAGCCCCATAGTCAGGAGCAATGTCAGGGAAAGTAGCCATTAGCTCAATAATCCTCCAGGACGTTTTTGCTTGACTAGCTCAGCCTGCACGGCTGCACCAATTGCAGAGCCAAGAGCCTTGGCATTTGGCTGATCACCTTGCACTTTAGAACCAGCGGCGTCAACGTTAACTACTACGTTACCAACGCCCCCAGAGGATTCAACACCAAGCTTGCCATTTGCTCCACGACGCAAAGGCATGATTGCTTCAGGGCCAGCCTCGCCCATTAGCCCCATACCGTTAGCCATTGGGAAAATGGTTGGCTTATTTACAACGCCGCCAGAGGCAAACGGAACAATTTTGTTGTTGGCATACACATTGCCATTAGCTGAAGGGAATATTGAACCCATCAAAGATTTTGTGCCAAAGTTCAGCAGCAAACTAGCCATTTGCCTTAACACGCCAGACAAAGACTCACTTAATGATTTTGTGCCATCAATTAAACCTTCAATGGCACTAGCCATGCTGGTTGCCAATGTGTTTTCTATGCTTTTAACTAGCTTTTCTGTTTCAGTAAGTTCCTTCTTAAATTCTTTTTGATCTTTTGTGCGATCCCTATACCCTTTCCTTTCTTTTTCCAAGAGTCTTAAACCAGTCTTTTTAAATTGTTCTTCCGCTGCTAAAGCCTTAACCTGTGCCGTATTAAAATCAATTTGTCCTGCGTTAAATTGTTCTGTTAATTTTTGGATTTTAATTTCAAGATCAAGTTCTGCCAGCCTTATTTCATTGCCGTCATTAAAAGCTTGGTTTCTTGCTAAAGCAAGGTCAAGCAACTCTTGGCTTGTTGTTCTCATCCGGCTTGTTGTCCCCGAATCAGGTTTTTCTGGGTCTGGCTCTAACTTTCCATCTAGCTTGCTAGGGGCGTCTGGAACTGGAGGGCCAATAAAATCAAATCTTTGTATAATTGGAGTAAGCCTAGCAATTGCATCCTTAGCAAAACTTACTGCAAGCTCCGACGCTGCAGGATCTAAAATTGTTCGCTTAGCTTGCTCAAGCGTTCGCCTTTGATTATCAATAAGCTTGCCACCAGCTCTTTCTTCCATTTCTCTCCCAAATTCTCCTAATTTGTCAAACAATCCAACAAGAGAGTTGGCTGCGTTAGTTGCAAAAGTCTGAAACTGTGCGCCTAACCGTGACAGTTCAGGAGCAACTTTTTCATTTAGTTCTTCAAGTGCAACTTTTAATCGATCCCCTGCGCCTTCAGGTCCGCTAGCAATAATTTGAGCAGTTTCACCGTACCTTTCAAAAAGGTCTTCCGAAAACCGCAAAAAGTCCTGCAAAGTCACTTTGCCGCCTTCAAGAGCTTTGTCTAATTCTTTTGTGCTTAAACCTGCTGATTCCGCAAACAAAGTAAAAGCGCCTGGCAAACGTTCGCCAATTTGTTGCCTTAATTCTTCTGCGCTAACTTTGCCTTTAGAAAAGACTTGCGCTGTTGCTGTTAAGGCAGAATCAACATCTTGCAACGAGCCACCGGTGGCCCTAACTGCAGCAATAATTCCTCTAAAAGACTTAGTAGTATCTGCTAAATTGCCACCTGCGCCAGAAACAGAGGCCTGGAGTTTTGTAAATTGTTTAGTAACTAGAGATTGAGGAATTGCAAAATCTTTTGTTGCTTGATTAACAACTAAAAGAGCTTTTTCATACTCCTGCTCACTTTGAGTGACCCCACGAAGAGCAATTCGTAGTTTAGTTAGCTCTGCTCCGTATTCAGCAACAGCGCCCAAGGCTTGTCTTAGTTGACCAACCTGAGCACCAATAGCACCGCCAACAATTGCCCCACCGGCGCCACCAAAAAGAGCGCCAATTCCTGCACCAGCAGCACCTTCAACCCCTCCAAAAACTCCAGCGCCTGCAATTGTGCCAGCAATCTGTGCGCCAGCTCTAAACCGTCCTTTGCCCTGCCTTCCTTCCGCTTTCTGCAGTTGCTTATCAAGCCTTGCCGCCTCAGCCGTCGCCTCTTTAAATGCAGCACTGCCAATCTCAACTTGCTGCGTAATATCACGCCAAGCGTTTCTGTAACCCCGAAGGTTGGCAATGCTATTAACTGACGTTCTTTGTACGTCTTTTAGCTCTTTTGATATTTGATCAAACGGAGCTGCGGCACTTTTAGCTTGTCGCCCTAGCCCGTTTAAAGTCCGCGTTAATTTATCAAGACCAGCATCGCCTGCGGTTTTTAT